CCCGGGGGTAGCAACCCCTGGGGTGGCTCCGAGGTGTCTTTTCCCATCTCACGACTCCTTTAGGCGTTGCTGATGTGCTTGTCGAGTAGATCTTGTAGTCTTGAGATTTCGATCTCAATGCTGTCTCGGTCATACTTCAACGAGTCACCATCTGCTTCGTCTGCGAACTCGGCCATCCAAGCGTTTTCTTCAGCCGATTGCAAGGCTTCGATGTAAGTTTGGAGGTCGACTCGACCCTGTGCCACTTTACTTCGACGGGTTAAAACGTCTAAGTTAGGTGTCTTCGGGCGGGGAGGCGACTGGCCATCATTCCCGTAAAAGTTGAAAGACTCTCCTCTCTTTTTGATCTCCGTAGTAAAATCGCGGAGGTCTCTGAGGTAGGTTTGTCAAACTACTCTTGCGGGGTGATTGTTAGCAGAACCTGTGCTCTCGCAGGAGGTTAAGAGCCTGTTTAGATGTTCCTCGTATCGAGGGGCATCTTCAGCAAGCTTTGAAATGGCTGCTAGCAAGTTTTCGAACTTGTGCTGGTTGACGTATCTTCTGAAAAGAGGTTTAAAACCCTCGATTCGTAGGAGGTCCGACAACGAGCTGAGAGTCAAATACTTACCCCCGTTCCTACCTTCTGGGTGCGAATCCAGAAGCGACTCAAGTGGGTCAGTCGCGAGGCTGGCCAGGGAGGTCTCTCGCTCCTCCTTTTGGAGTAACATCCAGAGGGAAAGAGACATAGCTGCAATTTCAAACTTCCGTCGTTGGTAGTCCTTTAATGCCAACGCCGCGAAGAGAGAGCGGAATTGGTCCTCTCAGGACCGAGTGATAGACGGAAGCCTTAACCAGTGATCTTGCAAAGCACCTAAGACTAAAGGGTCTTGGAGGCTTTGCCGGATCAACCTAGCGGGTAGAGGGGTGACTTCTTCTCCTCCTACGAAGATTCTCTTCGCGAATTCTGTCCACTTCCCTTGGAGGGATTTACTCTCCGAGATGGTGACGCCGAATTCACTTAGAAGGTCAGCGTAGGCCTTAGCGATGCTTTCTTCTACTACGATATCGTCTCCAAGCAAGGCGTACCGGGGGTGTTTTACCCCAGATCTTCTTGCAGCTTCTCTTACCACACAGTGGTGAGTGAGCGCGAAGACCGGCCATGAGGAATAAAAACCCATGGGTTGGCCAACGTTGTAGCGATATTTTCGTCGTTGAAAGACAAAGCTACGGTCAGAGACTAGTCTCCTCCAATCATCACTAAATACTCGGTCTTTCGTTAGTCTCCAAACAACCATTTGCTGTACTGAGATTGGGAATCGGTCAGTAGCGTTAGTTAAGTCATACGAAAAGAGGGAAACCCCTTCTCTTTGCATGCTCTTAATTCACTCTGCTGCACGATCTTGGTCAAAAGTATAGTCTTCGGGTATTCCCCTTAGAACATTGGCTACTTTATCGTGAAATGGTTTTAACGCCATCTTACTGTAAAAGTCGCTAATGGCAAATACTCGGTCTTTCCCTCCGTATTCTCGTTTTACTGAGAGTCTGGAATGGTACACCTGTTTGGC